ACACGCACTTGGTCTGATAAACAAATGGAGCCTTTGCTACTTGCAACTCACAAACGTCTTGAAGAGCTCGAAAAATCTAAGGCGCAAGCAACTGAACCACCTTCACTAATGGTCCAGATCCAAAACGCGCCCGACCTCACAACATTAGATGCTTTGGAAATAGATGTGGCCGCACGAGATCCACAGATTCAATCACGACTCATGGACTTTGTTAAGAAACGCCGCTTTGAATTAGAGAACCCTACATCTACGCCACTTCAAGAGGCTGAGCCTGATTATTTATTAGGAGACGGTTTCTAATATGAAAGATCAGTACAAGAAAGTGAGCCAAAAACACATGCTTGGTTTTATGTACTACTTGCAATTGCTGGGCTACGTAATAGTCCGGCAAGGCATGGACCAAGCAATGTTTCTAACAAAGCATTATGCGGTACCAGTTGCTTGGCGGCGCATAACGATCGACTATCACAACCGATTAAATAAACCTGCCCAGCAGCTTTATAAAGAGTTTGTTGAGTGGACTAAAGAAGAATATTTGAGGGCTTAGGTAATGATTGATTTAAAAACAAAACAAGCTTTTTGGTCTGAACAATTACCTTTCTTTAAAGAAAAATATTGGATTCCCGGACATCTAGATGTACTCGAATTTGATATGAATGCTGGTTGTTTTGATATTGCTGAAGGCGTCAAAACTGATCTAAGTGAAGAAGACCTTTTTGATGTTTACCATCGTGTAAATAGTGGTTGGGCAATGTGGAAAAAAGCCGTGAATTTCATGAAATCCAAAGTTCCAACGTGGATTAGCGTGAATGATGAATTGCCACCTACTGACATAATGGTACTTATTTGTTGGGCAGATGCTCCTGATGTCACCCCAGAACAAGACTATATGACTATTGATGAGGATTTAAATAGCGTATGGGCAAACTATCAAAATGATCCACCTTCACATTGGATGCATTTTCATAGTGTGCCAAACGTATCGGGAGCTGAACAATGAGCATAACACTTAGCGGTCATCAACTAAAAAGCCTTCTCGAATTTGTAAATCCAGATGGTGAGAAAGATTTAGATCAACTTGATACTGAACTAACAATTAAATTCTTTGAAGTTGGCCACAGTGGAAAAGGCTATTACTTTTGGATGACCGAATATCCAGAAGAAGGTGCAATGAAGTTGGATATTGAATCGGGAGCTGAGGGATGAGTGAAAAAGCATTTAAAGATTTAAAAATTCGCTTCCATTTGGCTATTGGTGTGGCTAATGGCGATCGTGAGGACTTTGGGAAATTATCGGATTGGATCGAAGAAGAAAACTGGGAAATGATGGATGAGGAAGAGCAGAAAGATACTCTTTCAGAAATTGCAGAGGAATGGGCGCAGCAGTATTTAGATTTAGGAGCGACAGTTGAATGAATGCACAAATTTTAGATCCATGCTGCGGCTCAAAGATGATGTGGTTTGATCGTCAAAATCCAAATGTAGTATATGGTGATATCAGAAAAGAAGAACATACATTGTGTGATGGTCGTTCTTTAGTGATTGAACCGGATGTGATGATGGACTTTCGCAACATGCCTTTTAATGATGGCCAATTTACTTTAGTTGTGTTTGACCCTCCTCACCTGGTGAAAGCAGGAAAGCAAAGTTGGCTAGCCGCCAAGTACGGGAAGTTGTCAGAAGATTGGCGCGAAGATATTCGCAAAGGTTTTGCAGAATGCTTTCGTGTGTTGGCCAATGGTGGTGTTTTAATTTTCAAATGGAATGAAACACAAATCAAAGTTAGTGAAGTTTTAGCGCTCACAGATCAAAAACCATTGTTTGGCCACATTAGTGGAAAGCGCAGTAACACACATTGGATTACTTTTATGAAAGCGGAAAGTAAGGAGGAGTAAATGGGACAAATAGTTAAAATAGAGGCTAGCATTCTAGAAAAGATTGTTGCTGTAGCTGAACGTATTGCTCAGTCAAAAGAAGAACGCCGAGTTGGTCGTGAAGAATTTGCACACATGCTCAATATCGAACCTGAAACTCTAGACGCTCGGATTCGTGAAGGCAGATACCAAAGGCCATACAAGGATGGGCGAAAAAGTTTTTGGTTATTGTCCTACGTGCAATCTGTCGTTACAGACACAAAAGAATCTGGTAAAGTAGCCACCTATTGA